GGATTAATCCAAGGAACTAATGCAATATTGAATCCATCAAAATCTTTAACTTCACATTCTTGTATAACATTAACATTTGGTTGATTGTAAAGAAGTAATTCGGGTGCATTTACTTGATTGGTATTCTTATAATAAGTATCGTGATTACCTAGAATCAAGTCCATAGTAATACCTCTCTCATTCATAGGTTCTATAAAATGTTCTATGTTTGCTTTCATAGATGCAAAGTTTATATACTTTCTTCTATCGAAGTAATCACCTAAGTGAAGAATATGTTTTATATTGTGTTCATCTAAGTATGGGAAGAACACTTCATTATAGAACCGTCCTTGATACTTGGACATTTCCAACATATCACTACGGACACCACAATGGGTATCATTTAGTATTGCTATTTTCATTCAGTAAATTTATCTAAACCTTTTTCTATGGTTGTTTTTTTAACCTTTTTTGATTTACGAGGTTCGTATTCAACACGATTCATATTTTCTTGCATCCACTCTACATTAGTATTAATAAGTGTAGCATCGTGATTACCATCAATAGTGGTAAATGCATCCATAGTAACACCTGCAGCGTCTGTTGCTTGTTGTTTAATGAATACTTGTTTCTTTTCTTTTTGTATTCTTCTTAGAAAGGCGTAATAACAAATTTGAGTAACATATGCGAATGCATTACTTGACTTCTCTTCATTGAAATTTTTAATGTATTGGATACAGTTTTCAATTGCATCACAAATCATTTCATCTCTGTAAGTATAATTAATGAAATTGGGACGAGTGGATAATCGAGTAGCAATCTTATAGATACACTCTCCGATATATTCAGTCATTTGGGGGGTTGGTTTACCTTTTTCTTCTGCAAGTCTTACAGACTTATTAAACTCTGAGACTGCAGCAGTGAACTCTTTGTTGTTGACATAGTGTTCAGGTTTCTTTTTTGTTGTCATACGGACATTTTACACTATAAGTTGTGATAAGACAAGGGAGTTTTTTATTAAAATTGTATGGAAACTCCACATCCACAAACAGATTTTTCTTTGGGATTTATAATCTTAAAGAACTCATTTAGTCCTTCGTTAATCCAATCCAGTGTTGACCCTTCTAAGTAAGGAACTGACATTTCGTCTAATACTACAGTGAACTTACCGTAATCTATCAATTTATCCGATATGTTAATGAAGTCTGAAGTGTCTTCTATGAAGTATTCGTGTCCTGCACAACCACCACCAGTAACACCTAGTCGTATGAACTTGACATTCTTTTTAATGAGTTGTTGTATTGCTGAATCGGTAACTTCTATCATATTAGTATTTATTTTAAAAAGTCCCTTGTGAAATCAAAAATGATGTGATAAAATAAATATGTTGCCAGGGGAAGCTTATATCAGCTGTTATGTATAACTTATTACTCTACTCTTTGTAGGACTATTAATTGCACGACTCATTCTATCGATATCTCCAACTGTAAGTTCAAACATACACCATCCTAAAACTGTATATATTATATAGTGTTTCATATTTGACTCAAATATAGGTTGATTAACCAAAAGGATAACAACATAAAACCGAAAACGAGGACTTGCACGACTGACATTACTGCAACCTGTTTCATTGGGTGAACTTCTTCTATCTTATCTAAAACGGATACATCGGGAGAAAGATTTACAATTTGCAATACTTTCTTCTCTGTTTCGGGTTTTGTGAACCAAGGAACGAACATTATGATATTCCTGTAATCGAGACAACGGAAACCATGAAGATAGCCACGAGTGTAGTTATCTCCAAGGTATCTCTAAGTTTAGTGTTCATTAAAATAGTCTCATAGATGATGCAAAATACATCGTAATGAATGGTAGTAAGAACGGAAAGGTCATTAAAATTGAAAATTCTAATATATCCTTTGCTCTATGAAAATTGGTTCGAGTTTTTTTAACCATTGTGGTCATATTTTTCCTAAATTGAGTTATAAGTATTGTGTATAATTAGATATAATCATATCTTATACGCACTTATTTAGACAAACTGAAATCCTAATGGATTTTCTTTTTATCTTTGGGTGGGATTGCTGATTCAAAAGAGGAATCAGTCTCATTCAAAAATTCAGCTTCCAGTTCATCTAAAAATTCTTCTTCTAGTCTTGATAGATGTTCTAAGTCATATAGAGACTTTATTCTCTTATCAGTTTCGTTTCTAACACTAACTGAATCATCCTTTATCAATTTATTTACAAGAGGTATTGAACCGTTTTCAATCATTGTTAACCATTGGACTGATGCATCATCATATAAGGGTACTACTTGAGTATTAAGTGTGTTTCTATGAAGAATCATCTCTTCAGGAATTGTAACAACAGTATCAGAAGTTAGAGGAGAATAAGGATAGAATGTTGCTAAAGTTTTTCCTCTCTGTGTTACAGATAAATGACATACCATAGGACAAGTTATTTCAACAAAATCACTAAACTGTTTAGTCATTCCAACAACCTCTTGTCCTGTATCAAGTTTTAATATCTCGTATTTGTTGGGTGAATTTAAATCTGATGGTCTTGTCATTACTTTAAATCGAATTGTTGTATGTTATAAGAAAATTGTTCTTCGTTATAGATATTTATGCGTTCTTTGAAGTGATTGAGGGTGTAATTCTCACATTGTAAATCATCAGAGATATCAAATAATCGCATCTTTGTTTTACCAGTAGTCTTACGAAGTCCTCTACCTATAGATTGAAGGTTTCTAATTCGACTTTTACTTGGGGATGCGAAGACTACATTATCAATCTTTTTTATATTAATACCAGTAGAAAAAGTTCCGTATGACGCCAGTATGACATTATTTTTCTTCTTAGAGTTTTCAACAATCTCTCTGACTGTCTCTCTATCTTCCGTATCAGTTCCACCGTGAACATAATGCAATGTTCCATTCATTCTACCGACCATAGGATTAAACATTTCCCACAATGGTTGTCCGTGTTTTTCTATGTATTGAAATAACACCAGTGTATTACCTCTTAGAGAACCAACAAGATTAGTTATAAATTGGTTTCTACTAACACTTCCTACGAGATAATCCATCTCTTCTTGGTATGTCATTTTCTTCTGTTTAGTATGACGAAGTATGACACAATCAATTTTTAGATTTGCAATTGTTCCTTCATCCATCAACTCTTTTGTGGTTATGACCTTTTTGACTGGGCCAAACAAACCTTCTAATTGTAGTCTATGAACCTCCGACCCGTCCAATGTTCCAGTAGTTCCAATACGAATTGCAGTGGTCTTCATCTTCTCCAAGATACCTTTAAGTGTTTGTGCTTTAAATAAATGCGCTTCGTCTCCTATAACTACATCAAAAGACTGTAACACTTCTTTAGGTGCTTTTGCAAAAGACTGCCAAGTTGTAACTGTTATCGGTGCATCAAAAACTTCTTGACCGTGATATATCTTACAGACTGGTTCATCATAACCATATTCGACAAAATCCTTTGTCATCTGTTCCACTAACGATGTGGTAGGAACAATAACTATTGTTTTCTTATCGTAGTATCTTGCAAGTAAATATATGATTAATGATTTACCACTTGCAGTAGGAGATAAAAGCAATTGTCTACCATATTTAATAGTGGTATTGAATGCATCTATTTGATAATCTCTAGGTTCAAAGGGAAGTTTTAAATCTGCTAACCATTCTTGACTACACTTCTCATTTGATTTCTCTCCTATAACATCTTCAATTCCACCGAAATCAAATCCACGTTCTCTGCAGAACTCATCCACATAAGGAAGTAATCCGATATATATTTTTTTAGTTTTTAAAGAGAATAGTCTTACCTTTCCATCCCACATACGATTCTTGTAAGATGGCATAAATTTTGCGTTGGGAACTGTATAGGAAAAGAAGTCATATAAATCTCTTGCAAGAGAATCATCACAATTGACCTGCATAAAGACTTCATCAATCTTCCTAACGGTTACTCGTTCCACTCTATTTCCAGTTCTTCCCTACCATCCAACCGACCAATGATATTCTAGTACCGTGGGTTACAGGTTTTACTTGGTGATGAACGTGTGAAGGGAATACTATAATCGACCCTTTCTCCTTTGCAGAGAATGGTAGAGATTTGACAATATCATCTAACTGTAAAGTTTTTTGATTTGGTATTAATCTGTCAAATGTTTTATGTGCATCTATGTATTCGAATGCACCCCCCTCATAATCATCGGGGTCTGATAACTGTAAAGAGAAACTTAATTTTCTTTGTCTATCGCCATATTGTTTAAACCCTGCATCTGTATGCCAAGTGTAAAAATCTCCAACGGAACTATTAGGTCTATGATGATATATTGTATATTGCAAGTCTTCGAGATATTCGTATTCCCACTCTTCCCATCCATTTGCAGTAACAACATCCCCAACTCCTTGATGTATTTTTTCCACTAAATTTGGTGACATAGGTTTCTCTTGAGTAAACCATTTTATATCTGATTTTCTTATTGCATCATTTACAAGATTACCCTTAGTTTCCTCTCCATCGGGGTCTGTTTCTTTCATCCCAACTTTACCGACATCTAAAGGAAGGTTCACTGCTTCAGAATGTATTTGTTGTACCTCTTCTTCAGTGAAAAACTTTGATATAAACGAACAAGTAGTATCTAATAACATTATGCACCACTCATAAATTTTCTCCAATCGATTGTATTTCTAATCGTTTGGTGTCTCCAAGTGATATTAGTCATACACTCTTTGAGGTAGTCTATAGTCACTTTAAGGTATTGAATTTTTGCGTTTAGTTCTTGTATATCTTTGTCTGAATTGTAGAACAATTGCAAATCATTTTTCATAACTTTTAATCCGTCTAATGGGTCATTACTCCATCCAAACTCTTTAATCTGTTCTTCTGACATCTTTCCATTATACCACAACCACTTATCTTTGAGTAAAGTGTCGTATTTGAATTGATATTGTTTTAAGACAAGAATTTTACTTGTAAGCATATCTTGATACTTTGCGTGAAGTTTTGGGATTTCTAAAGATGATTTGTCTAACTCGATATCATCGATTTCACAATCTTGTTCCCACTGTAGTTTAATTTCATCTAAGGTCATAATAAAGTCCAATAGTATTTTATACTATTATAACATATTTATAGTGTTTTAGGAAGTGGATTCTATCTCGTAATATGTAAATCTGAAGGATACTGTAGTTGATACAGCTTCAGAATCAGAACCCGATTCCAGTTCTAATGCACCTAATGATATAGGAAAACAATCGTGGAATCTAAGTAATTTATTTGGTAGGTTTTTATTGGTATTCATAACCAATGTTATATCACTATATTGATTTAAATCATTGTTAACAGCACTATAAGTTCCACTACCAGTCTTAACCGATTCTACATATGCTTCATATGCAGATGGGTCTGCGATTGGAACAATTGAATCCATCCAATCATAGATTTCTTTAAAGTTTTCTAAATCTTCATCTACTAAGAATGTCACATCTAGTGTATCAAAGGACACTTTATCGCCAGGGAAAAATGCATCCAATCCGATACCAGTAGCAGAAGATGTTTCTGTGAACTGAATGCCAGGAATGTTTACTGTCCTAACATAATATTCTACAGTAGGAACCTTATCTATTAATAGTCTAAAGTTATTCTTATTAAGAATTGATTTGTTGATATCAACCATTTATTTTCATTACTCTCTTGTTTGTTGAAGTATCGTGATAATCATTCTCTCTATACTCTCTAGTGACGACCTCTTCACATAGGTATCCGTCTTGTTCGTATAGTGTAGTGATTCTTCTACTGATAATTCCTTCTGTTGTTTCTTCACCATTTGGAAATGCTTTGGAAGACCAAGGGCCCTCTAAAACTTTTACTGTTCTTTCATAATCTGTCATTTCTTTCTCATTAAGGGGGGTGGAACATTCCACCCCACAATACTATTTATAGTTATTTTTCGGTTACAAACTCATTTAGCATTCTTGCAGTCACAATAACTTCTTCACCAGTGATTTCTCTTAGAGGTAAAGGTTTCTTATTGTTAGGATTGTTTTCGTTATGCATATAGATAGCGTCAACTTCTCTCTGATAGTTTTGAGTCAAAAGACCCTCTGCTTGTGATAATAAGTCGGCTCTGATTTCGAACCCCGATTTTGTTGAATTACTCATATTTTTCTCCTGTGTGTGTATGTGTAATGTACATCATTGTACCTTATATTTAGGTTGACAATGCACCCAACTTTTTGGTATACTAGTAAAGTAGGAAATCGAGACGGAAGTAAGATGGTTGTGAGAGGTTGTTCCGTATAGAAAAGGTGTTCCACACTGTTAAAGTCAATTAAGACGTGGCATATAATCGTGAGGTGTGGATAGAATCCGAAC